CTCCTTGAGGCCCTGTAGGGCCTGTGTCACCAGTAACTCCTTGTGGGCCTGTGGCACCAACTGGGCCAGTAACGCCCGTAGGACCAACATCACCAGTTACGCCTTGAGGACCAGTAGATCCTGTAACACCTGCGGGACCTGTAGAACCAGTAGCACCAGTATCTCCAGTAACTCCTTGGGATCCTGTAGGACCTATATCTCCTGTAGCACCTTGGGGTCCTGTTGGACCAATGTCACCAGTTACACCTTGGGAACCAGTAACACCAGTAACACCTTGAGGACCAGTGACACCTGTTGCTCCTACATCTCCAGTTACTCCTTGAGGCCCTGTAGCACCTATTGCGCCAATAGGACCAGTTGAGCCAGTGGCTCCTGTAGGTCCAGTTGCGCCAGTTACACCAGCAGGTCCTGTCGCTCCTGTAACACCTGTAGGTCCAACTGGGCCTTCTGGTGCTTCAAGGGTTGTAATTACATATGAGTAATGTGCTGCACCCTCTGTAATAAAACTATAATTGTGTGTAGTTGAATCTCCATTAACTCCATATATTTCAACAATCATTCTATCTGTTGCTGATACTGTAGAAGAAGCAAGAGTAATATCTGTTTCTGTTTGTACTGGATTACCAGCACCATTCCAGCCAGTCAATACTGTATCTGAATCACCAATAGTTGCAAGTACTGTTCCTGAGTTATCTGCTAACTTCAAACGAACAAATACTGATAGATCATCATTGCTTGCAGGCTTTTCCATGTACATCAAGAAACGCTGTGTTCCACCTGGAATAAGAGTAAAGCCAAATGGCTCTGAAATATAAGAATCAATAAGAGATGTTGTTGTACCAGGGATATTTACAGTAGTTGTAGACTCTGTTGCTGATACTGGGTCTTCACCTAATTGTTTAAATCCCGTCAATTCTGTGACAGATGAATTAAAGTAGTAGTAACGACCAGCAACAATTCCTTGAGGTCCCGTTGCTCCTGTCGCACCTGTTGGGCCTGTGGCCCCAGTTGCTCCAATTGGTCCTGTAGAGCCTGTGGCTCCTGTTGGACCTGTATCTCCTGTAACTCCTATTGGACCAGTTGAGCCAGTGGCTCCTACGGGTCCTGTAACACCTGTTACTCCTGTGTCACCAGTTACACCTTGTGGACCAGTTACTCCTGTAGGGCCTTCAGGTCCTGTAACACCTGTAACGCCTGCTGGTCCTGTAGAACCTGTACTTCCTGTAGGGCCAGTATGACCTTCTGGTCCTGTAACTCCAGTAGGACCAACATCTCCTGTGACTCCTTGAGGACCAGTTGGTCCAGTATGACCTTCAGGTCCAGTAGAGCCTGTACTTCCAGTAGCACCAATAGGTCCTGTTGAGCCAGTGGCTCCTATTGGACCAGTTGCACCTGTAGGACCTGTTGATCCACGCTGTCCAGATATTGTTAATATCCAGTTTGAATATGTTCCTGGAGTTGTATTAAAAGTTGTTGTGGATTGGATCTCAATAGTTGTTGTTCCAATTACATTTACAATAAGACCAAATAGTCTATTACCTGTAGTACTGTAATTAACATCAGTCAATACAACTGCTGATCCCGCTACAAAACCACCGTTGCCTACATAAGGAATTCCAAATATAGTACCTGTAGGTATTGTTGCAAGATCAAGAGATACTGTTACTGGTGCTGAAAAAATTGTTCCTTGAGGTCCTGTGGAACCTGTAGGACCTGTAGATCCTGTAGGGCCAGTAAATCCTGTGACACCTTGTGGTCCTGTACTTCCTGTGGCTCCAACTGGACCAGTTGATCCTGTAGGTCCAATGTCTCCTGTAACGCCTTGAGGTCCTGTTGGCCCAACATCTCCTGTAGTTCCTTGCGGACCTGTTTGTCCAGTAACTCCTGTAGGGCCAGTTGGTCCTGTAGATCCAGTGGCTCCTGTAACTCCTGCACCTGTAACACCTGTCGCTCCTGTGGGTCCTGTATCTCCAGTTACTCCTTGTGGGCCAGTAGAGCCTGTTGCTCCTACGGGGCCTGTGGCTCCAGCAGGGCCAGTTACTCCTGTAACGCCTGTGACACCTGTAGGTCCTGTTGAGCCACTTGCTCCTGAAGGTCCTGTAGCACCTGTCGCTCCTGTTGGTCCTCCTGCAGGGCCAGAGGCACCTGTTGGACCTGTAGCACCAGTGGCACCAGCAGGGCCTTGTGGACCAGGTGACTTTAGAATTACTCTGTTGATGTGTTCATCAATGATAACTTCTATACCTAAATTAGGCATTAACTGTTACCTCTGGTCTGACAGTTATCTGACCTTGAACTAGTCTTGTAATTGTTCCACCACTAATTAGGTCTAAGTCATAGACATAAAATGTTGGATCTAAAGTTAGTGTTTGCTCATCAGTTGCAGTAATATTGATAGTTCCTACTAGTGGATCAATAACAATTCCTCCACCACCAGTGGTCAAAGTTAGTGCTGCTACTGGATCTCCGTACTGTAAACGCAACTGCATCTTAGCAGTGTAGCCAGTCAGGTTAATTGGGTTCCCGTTTGGGTCTTGGTAGACCATCTGAACAGTGTATGTAGACCCTTGGTCCATTATAAAATTATATATGCCTGCTGTAGCCATGTTATTCCTTCTCCGTTGCCCAGATTAAAAATCCGCCAAGTGCGATAAAACTAACAGGAGGAAAGATCAAGAACAGACCATATGCTGCTAATGCAACACCAATTACCTCAGTCGTTATAGACCAATCTATTTTAGGCCATTTGATTTTCATGTTTCTCCTTATAGTGAAAAGAATCTTGCTACAGGCTTTACTGGTACTGGCACTGTTGCACGATCATACGAAAAGATTGCTGCTACGCAAGCGTCAATCTTCTTTTTGCTGTTTGCTTTTTGAATCATAAGCCCTCTTGACGATGTTTTCGTCATAGAGTTTGCTACATGTCTATTTAATGCTTCATGCCCTGAGTGAGTAAATGAGTTATTCATAACTGCCTCATAAAATTTGGCTGTGGCTGGAACCATACGCTCTGCAGAGTTTGGATAAGACACAACTGGCATTCCTTCTTCATCAAATAGCATAAATGTTCTAGAATATCTTGCAGGATCAAAGACTACCTCACGAATGCTGTAATCTGGATTTCTGTATGCTTCTATTATACAGGATTCTACCTCAGCAACAGGAATAAACCAGTTCTGATCTGCATCATCTGGTCTTTCCCAGATTGCCAGAATGTCTAAGTGAGGCTTTTCTCCACCTAAATACCAAGCAACTATGGCTGTTGAGTCTCCATTAAAAGATCCATCAAAGCCAAGTATAACATCTTCGCCAGGTATCTGCTCTCTATTCTTAAGAGTTAGGCTATCCCAAGCATCCGTTGGTATCCAAGTCTGAGCAGAGTCAGTCCATAGATTAAGTCTTTTAGTTTTAAATTCAGCCTCTGGTGTTAAAAGCGACGCAGATTTCATATCATCAGCAGATAGAATGTCGCCGTAAGAAGGATTTGCCTTACGCCAGTTATCTTCATCCTTGTAATTAAGTTTCTCATCACCCTGATACCAGGCAAAAAAGAAGGAAGGATCGTCTACTTCTCCCTTTGATAGTTGAACTCCTCTGTTGTACATTTGGAAACAGAGAGATTCTTTGCCAGAAGAGTCATACTTCACCCCTGCAGTCGTAATTGCTACAAGCATTGGCTCAAGACGAGCACCCATAGAAAGAGACATAGTGTCATAAAGTTCTCTATTTGGCTGACTATGTAACTCGTCAAATGCCACAAATGTAGAGTTCAGACCCTCTTTGGTGAACGCTTCTGAAGATAAGGCTCTATAAACTGTACCTGTACCTGGATTATAAATAACATCTCTATAAGTTTGCAATACTTCTGCTAACTCTGGTTCTAGTTCAACCATTCTCTTTACCGTTTTAAAAATAATCTTAGCCTGCTCTTTATCTGCAGCACAAGAATAAATTTGACCACCGTTTACGCCAAGCAATAACTGCTCAAGCACAAGTGTGGAAAGAAGTGCAGACTTACCTGCCTTGCGAGGAATACCAATCAAAGCACGACGATGTTTTAGTAGCCCAGACTCATCTTCTGCATACAAATGTAGCAAAAGTTCTTTCTGCCAGGGGCGAAGGACTAGTTTGTCCCCAACATTTCCCGCAATTGAGTCTTCTGTAATACGACAAAGCGTCTCAGCAAAGTCAATAACATCATAGCCACGACTATTTGCTAGTTCATTTTTTGAGACAGGAGACAGATATGCTGGAGGCCAATGTTCTATTTTGTTCTCCATGCTTAACCCTTAAATGCTAACGAGAGCCTGTCCTTGTCAAAATCAACTTCCAAGACCTCAACATCAATCTCATGACCAACTACAAATTGCTCAGGAGTCCATTTACCCATCTTAGATTTGTGTACTAAACCAGAAACAAGGCCAATAGATACGAAGATTCCAAAGTTATTAATCCCTGAAACAACTCCTGTATAGACTAGGCCTTCTTTCAACTTGCTAAAGTGAATCATCTTCTCTTGCTTTAGGTCTTTCTCAATTAAGGCCTTGCGAGAAATAACAATGTTACCCTTGTGTCGTTCAAATTGAATAATCTTGGCTTCTACTGTTTGGCCAACATATGTATTTAAATCTTCCGTCTTATTTATGTGAGACTGTGATGAAGGCAAGAATGCTCTTACTCCAATATCAACAATCATGCCACCCTTGACTATCTTAGTGATCTGACCAGATACAATCTTGTCCTCAGAATTCCAGATAGCCTCTGCTTCATCCCAGAGAGAGATAACTTCTGCTTCCTTCATAGACAGGACATGCTGTCCTTCTTCATCAAGTCTAAGGATGTTGGCTTGAACAGTTTGACCAATAGCCAAGAACTCATAAATATCAAACACTCTCTTGGCTGATATTTCCTTCTTTGGAATAAAGGCTTCTGTCTTAGAGCCAATATCAATGAGTGCTCCATCACGATCAATCTGGACTACGACTCCTTTGACAAGATCTCCAATATTATAACTCTTCATGGATTCTTCTATTGCTCTTAGGAAGTCTTCTGCTGTCCCTATATCGTTAATTGCTATGTTGTTCATATTCTGCCCCTTGGTTTGTTGTGTCTTCCTCAAATACTATTTTAGCACGACGCTCTCGCTTCTCCAATAACTTATCAATTGAAGTTGCTGCTCTTACTTCTGCTACACCTAAACGAGATCTAGAAACTGGATCAAAGCCCAGTGAGGTCAGAGCATCTGTGTATGCCTTGTTAATTGCAACATAAGCCTTAGCATCAGCAGGCTCTGTAGAAATCATATAACGCTCTCTTGCAGCCTCATTAGCATCAGCCAAATGACATGCATTTTTGATTGACTCAATATCACTAACAGGACTAAGCCAAGTAATGGCTACACCCCATGAACGATTCCATAAATCTAATCCTGATTGCTTAAGGCTCTCAGGTGGTTCTGGTATTTCTCTAGCCATTGGCAAATGCGTAATCACATTTAAGTCTGGCAAAGGTCTTCCACCAGGGTTGCCCATGAGCCTTTTAATCTCATTAGGCTTAGGTGGCCTTCCTGCTGTTGGTTGTGACATTAGTTATGTTTTTCCTTTTCTACTAATTCCTTTTTGCAACATGGTTGACACTTTTGGGCCAAATGTCCAAAACTGATAATATCGCTATATTATACAGAAAGG